TATTGTTAATCAAGGCATCATCACTGAATACGTTGTTGTTGCTGCCATACAGCGATGGGATACGACGGGTAGATGTCTCACAACGATTGTGAATCTACAAAAAGACGGTGACCAGCCGTATCACCGCATTCTTGGACTACTAGAACAGTCGCGGCAAATCATGCGGGATGAATACAACTTCACTAATAACGAGATGTTCGATGACCTTGACGACGATTAAATTGTTACCGTTTCCCGAAACATCCTTTTGTGCATCACAGCGTGCAAGCGACGGGTACGGCGCATGTATTCGTAAGTGTGCGGAATAGTGACAACTCCACAGCTACATGACCATCCAAACTTCATATCTTCAAAGTATGTTGTCATCACTACTTTTCGGCGCATTAAAACAGCGTACCGAATAACATCGATAAATTAACCTTATTCAACGTATTGGACAGATAAATGACTACGCAGGATTATCGTCATTACGTCACAGACATCACTCCTATGGAACGGCAAGAACTTATTGCCACGATGACACCCCGCATGGTCGATCAGTACATCCCCCACACGCCTCACATCACACAACAGTTATTCCTACTGCTGAATAACGAAGAAGCCCTATTTGGCGGGGCAGCAGGTGGAGGTAAGTCCAACGCTTTGCTTATGGCCGCATTGCAATACATGGACGTGCCGGGATATTCCGCACTATTGCTACGTAAAACATGGCCCGACCTTAATGAACCGGGCGCAATCATGGACAGAGCACGCACATGGTTACAAGACACCGATGCACAACCCCGCGAAGGTGGGCGCAAATGGGTATTCCCCAGCGGAGCACGTTTGTCTTTCGGATACATCCAACACGATAAAGACAAATTCAAATTGCAGTCGGCGGAATATCAATTCATCGGATGGGACGAACTTACACACTGGCAAGAATCCACTTACACCTATTTGTTTTCTCGGCTACGTCGTCCAAAGGTTCTATGCGAAACATGCAATACCGGCATCACAAAGCTTTCAGGAACATGGGTACACGCCAATAAGAACTCGACGTGTGAAATGTTGTTTCCAAATCGTCAAGCCTTAACACAGTACAAACCTGCACCGGATGGAATGTCCATCTTCGATATTCCGCTCCGTATGCGTGCGGCATCGAACCCTGGCGGCGTTGGTCATCAATGGGTGCGGGAACGATTCATTGACCCAAAGACACGGCGGGGTCATGCCTTATTCATTCCGTCACGCTTGAAGGACAATCCTTCTCTTGACCAAGACAGTTACGTCAAAAACCTTCAACACTTGAATCCCATTGATCGCGAACGCCTATTGCATGGTGACTGGGACATCTTGGCGCAAGGAAATATCTTCCACCGTGAGTGGTTCAATATCACTGCCAATACGCCATTGTCAGGTGTTCGATGGTGCAGATATTGGGATATGGCCGCAACAGAAAACGGTGGCGACTACACCGTGGGATGCCGACTAGGGCTTACTAAAGAAGGGCGTTGGGTCATATCCGACATCATCAGAGGTCAATGGTCACCACAGAAGATTGAAAAGATCGTGGCACAAACCGCAGCAGTAGACGGAATCAGTGTTCCCATCCGTATCGAGCAAGAAGGCGGAAGTTCTGGAAAACACATCATTGACCATTACCACCGCAATGTTCTAGTCGGTTACAACTTCGCAGGAGCACGTCCCACAGGTGACAAGGTAGTGCGGGCGACACCCGTAGCGTCAGCAGCAGAAGCGGGCAACGTGGATATTGTGGCGGGGCAATGGAATGCCGACTTCCTTGATGAACTCACGTTGTTCCCTAACGGGGCACATGACGACCAGATTGACGCATTAAGCGGTGCGTTTAACCATCTAGCGTTCCAGAAGCGCGCCAAACTACTTGTCTAGGAGTAGCTATGACAGATGATTTATCGCAATACAAGATTCGCAAGACAATGTTTGAACGTGAAGCACAAGTAGTTGATCCACCCGAAGAAAAGGTACAAGAAGAACCACAAGTAGAGAGCACCAATCCCAATATGATGTTCTTTTGGGTATCGGTTTTCTGCGTAGTTGCGGGGATAGCAGCCCTAACAACAGGTGCCAGTCTTCAATTTGGTATTCCCGTAGGTGTAATTGTCCTCGGTACACTTCTTCTAATGCTTGGCATTTTGCTTGGTATGGACTAGCTAGGTCAACAACGGTTGCCGTGTGTTGAGTGGCTGACATAAAGGTGGATAACGCATGGCGTTTTTGAAGGGACTATTCCCCGCAGGGGCACGCGACCCAAAAATTGACGATCCTAATAACCCCATCCCTAGAGTCGTCAACGGTTTCCGATCTGCTTATTCCACCCAACCCGGTACGGGCGCATGGGACTTGGAACAGGCAGTACAAAACGGACTAGAACGAGTCATCTGGGTATTCCGTTGTATTGATGCCATTGCATCCAACGGCAGTTCTGTCCCAATGGTGGTTAAGAAATTTGATGACTTCGACGGAGCTATCTTTCCAGATGCTGACATTAACAAGCTTCTAAATAGGCGTGCAAACACTTACGAAACGTCTCAGATGTTTCGGTATCGCTTGATTAGCCAACTGTTGCTGTCCCGCCGTGGTGCCTTTGTGGAAGTGGTGTGGGGACGAGATGGTCGTCCGAAGCAACTACATCTTCTGTCTAATGAAAACGTCCGTCCTATCGTTGATCAGGATTACAGCAAATACGTTTCGGGATACGAAGTTCTGACACGTAACGGGACAGTGACACTCCCACCAGAACGTGTCTTGTGGTTACGGGTTAAGCCACATCCCACCGATCCTTACGCACAGATGACCCCGCTAGTGGCAGCAGGTATTGCCGCAGATACGGATTACTTGGCTCGTTTGTACAACCGGAACTTCTTGTTGAACGACGGTCGTCCTGGCATGTTGATCACCATTGGTGGTGGTGAAGGAGGACTAAACCAGGAAGACGCACAGGAAATCAAACGTCGTTTCAGTGGCGGGCCAGAATATGCAGGGCGTACTACCGTTATTGAAGCGGATGGAATTCAAGCCCAAGACCTTAGTGCTACTCCCCGCGATGTCCAATGGGCAGAAGCCGTACAAGGATCGAAAGAAGACATCTTTCTAGCGTTTGGTACTCCACTTTCTATTCTGGGTGATTCCAGTTCCCGCACATTCGATAACGCCGATGCTGAATGGGAAAACTGGTGGGAAATCACAATGCTCCCATTGCTCGATGGCACAGCAGCGGGATTCGATCCACTGACCAAGGGAGGTAACGAAGATGAATTTGTCGTTGCCCATGACTATTCCTACGTGGAAGTGTTGCAGCGAAAGAAGCGGCAGCGTGAAGACCGTGCCGTTGAGATGTACCAGTCAGGAATCATCACCCTAGATGATTTGCGGGAAGCAATGAAGCTGAAGAAGCTTGACATCCCCGCATCCCGAGTCGTGTGGTTGCCACCGGGCAATGTTCCAGCCGGTACTGACCCTGACGATGTAGCAGCCGCACAGAAGCTTGTAGCCGTAGGGCCACCACTACCACCTAACCCCGCTGAAATGGCGCGACAAGGCGCGATACAGGGGTCTATGGAAGGTGCAAACAAGCACGCCAACATGTTTGCCAGTTACTTGGACGCTCAGCATCAACGTGCAACGCAGCTAGGTAATAAAGACATTGACGCAGAAGATGTTGCAGTGAAAGGGATCGAAGCGGGTGTAGAAACCCCTTTTCACTAGAGCCGGTAGACGACCGGCAATCAGATGTCATTGACGATGACAATTACGAATACGACCGTCTAAAGATCGAAGCAGAGTGCGAAGGTCTTATTTCTGCATGGGATACACGTCAAGAACGTCAGGTACTAGAACGCCTAGGGTCATCGAAAGTCCGTAAGGGTACGCGGCATTGGGTCGGTGAAGGTAGCGGCGAAAAGTCCATTAATGCTCATGCAGTGGTGGCACCGGATAGATGGGCAGATGATCTAGTCCGTCAGCTAATCCCCATGCTTGAAACGGTATCGAACCAACATGCGAATCGTTTGGCTCGGAAGATGAAGAAAGCGGGAATCCTAGATTCCGTTCATTCCAATGAAGAAGGTTTCCCCGGTCATTACAGTGCTTTGGGTCAACTAGCGGGAAGCAAACAAGACATCCAACGTCTCGTTCAGACG